GCGCTGTTAAAGAACAAATCCGCGATTTTTACAAATCTGAAGGTCGCAAACCAAAAGAAATTAAATTGTTTGAGTCTGTAGATCAGCATGATGCTTTCTTGCAAGAAAGTTCTTTGCTTGGTAATCCTGCCGGTTATGGTTCTGGTTACAATGTTGGCGGTCGCACTGGCTATGACCCTGTGTTTGTGGCTTTGCGTCAAACCAATCCATTGCGCGGTGTTAGTCGCACTGTTGCTACTGATGGTTCTGCCTATCAACTAAGACAAAAAGTTGGCAACGCTGGCGCGGCTTGGGGTTATGCAATTCAAAACAATGGCGGCGCTACAACTCAAGACACGCAAATCTGGCAACTGATTTTACGTGATTTGAATTGTCAATTTCCTGTGCGGACTGCTACGCTTGATGACATTGATGGATTGGAAGGTAACATTGTCTCTGACATGATGGCTGAATTTGGTCAGGCAGAGGGACAATCAATGATACTGAATAACGACCAAACCGATTCACCTGCTACTTATGGTGGAACAAATGGTCTGCGTGGTTTAAATCAGTATGGTAATGATGGTGCATATTCCGGTGGCACTGTAAGTGCAGTTACGTATGGTTCAAGCGGTGTTGCTACAAGTAATGGGTTGTCTACCATTGCTACTTATGACCAATTAACCACCAACGGAACATCAGCAACAACTAATAACATTACGTATGCTGACGTTATTAATCTTATCTACAGTTTGCCAAATCAATACTGGACTGATTCTGCTAAGTTCTTAATTAATCCTATCGAATTGCAAGCAATTCGTGGTTTAGTTGATGATAACAAACGTCCTATTTATGTTGATGGTTTGGCACGTGCTGATGGCATTGTTGGTCAGTTGTTAGGTTTTGACGTAGTTGTAAATAAATACGTTGATACGCCTAATTACGCAGGTGTAGACAAGCCAGACCTTTATCCTATGTTCTTTGGTGACTTCCAATGTGGTCACGTTATTATTGACCGTTTAAACATGGTATTAAGGCGCTACGATCAGACACAACCCGGATTTATTACTTTCTACGGGGAAAAACGTGTGGCATCAAGTATTCACGATGCTAATGCTTTGGTTGCTTATCGTTCTACTCATACTGCAAACGACTAAAGGAACGGGGAGAGAAATCTCCCCACCTTTTTAACTTAATTTAGGAATCAATATGAGTCTAATTCTTGAAGCGGTAAAAACTGCACTGGTCGAAGGTAAATCAACTGTTAATTTGCGTGAAGCGTCTGCGTTGACCGGTTCAGGTTCAGGAATAGGCGGTCAAGTAAATTATGACGATTCTTTTGCCGCATTGCGGATGGCTAATCCTATTCGTAAAGCAGGTTCTAGAATAATTAACACAAATGATTCTGATGTTCAGTTTGTAGCTAAAACTGGAAACATTACAAACATTCAAAATGGCGCAGTAGTAACTGCGTCTATAGCTGCATCAATAATGACAGTAACAGCAGTAGCAAGTGGAGTTTTAAGAGTTGGTCAAACACTTTCAGGTTCAGGAGTTAATTCAGGAACTTATATATCTTCTTTAGGCACTGGCATAGGTGCAACAGGAACATATAATGTTGCGGGTGATACAACAGCAACATCAACAACAATTACTGCTTTGGGGAATCCGTGGGGATATTATCCTATTAACAACAATAATGCAGTAACAGGACTAAATACTTCTATATGGCAATTGCCTGTAAGGGCAATTCAAGCAACTGTTCCAGTTCGTAATGCTTTTTTAGATGATGTAAATAATATTGCAGAGTCTATTGTTATGGACATTGCCCTTGAGATGGCGCAACAAGAAGCACTTTCTATGATGTTTAATAACGACCAATCTGGTTCTACCACTGGATACTACGGCGCTACTATTGGTCTGAGAGGATTAAATAGTTACGCATCTTCTACTTCTGCGGCGGCTTTTGGTTCTAGTGGTATTAATATTAATAATGGTCTACATACTATTAAAGGTGTAGCGGCTGAATCGGCTAGTGCAATTTCTTACAACGATATAGCTAATCTTGCAGGTATTTTACCTGCACAGTATTGGGCTGACCCATCTACTTGTTGGATGATGCACCCAACTACAATTAGAAATTTACGAGAATTAACTGGCGGAACTACTGGTTTGCCTGTATTTTTAGAAGTAGGTGATGTAGATGGCGGTTCTGTAACTAGAATTTTTGGATTTCCTGTTTGTGTAAATCCATACATGAGTACCGCAGGTGCTAACAATTTTCCAATTTATTTAGCCGCATGGAATCAATTTGTTACTATTGCAGACAATGAATTAATGAGTATTAAACAGTTTGAACAAACAAATCCCGGCTTTATAACAATGTTTGCGGAAAAAAGAGTTTGTAGCACCGTAAGGGACCCATTTGCCGGTGTTCGGTTAGTTAATCCTGCATCGTAAGGAAATAAATGCCAAGTCTTTTAACTGCGTCATTAGCAAACGGAAATACTAGAAATCCGTTTAGCTATGCAAGTTTTGAACAGGTATCAAGAGATCAAGCTACCGAGTGGCTTACTTTGTCTGAAATTACTAATCAGTTAAATTTGTTTCAAGACGAAAGCCAAGACGAATATCTGTCTAGTTTAGAATTGGCTACTAGATTTGCAATAGAAGATTATTTGGGGTTTGCTATATTTCCAGTTCAGTATCGTGTTTACTACGGTAATACTGGTCTTTTTTCAACTGCTATATTTTTAGATTTGCCTGAAGTATCTGCGGGTAAAACAGGCGTAACAATTAACTCAGTATCTTATTACACTAATGACCCAAACCCAGTTGTTACAGCGTTACCAACAAGTGCATATTATTATGATCCTACAGGCAATCGTGTGGTTGTCACAAGTATACCTGATACGATTTCTGTAAACATAGCTAATCCAATACAAGTTTTATACACGGTTAATGCCAATCCTATTGGTCAGTATCCAGTAATTAAACAGGCAGGATTATTACTATTAACACACTTATACAATCAAAGATCAAACACTACAGAAGTAAGATTGAATACTATACCTTTTGGCGTGGATACTTTGTTAAGACCCTACAAACCTTTGGTAATGTAATGGCAATTTTAAGAAGTGAAAATGTAACAGTTAATTCTGTAACTAATTCGGTTAATAGTTTAGGTGAATACACTACAACTATTATTCCAGAGTTTACATCAAGAGCAATTGTTGCAGATGTAGCAAACAGTTTAAGAATTTCAGAAAGATATAGGGTGTATCAGGATTTAGTTAATTTAACTTTTAACTATACGCCTAACTTAAAAAATATTGTTGATAACCAGAATTTGTTTAGTATTACTTGGCGTGGATTTGATTGGCGTATTACAGATGTTCGAGAGTCAAATGATAGAATGAGAGTTACTCTACTATGTTACAGAAATGACCCAACAACACCTGTATGACACAGCAAAATCCTTATGTATATGCGGAAGCAATCCAGTATCAACTTGCGGACATAGTTGACCTTGTTCCTGTTTACGCAAACTTTAATAGAAATTATGCTACACAAACTCAATTTTTAACATGGCAATTAAGAAATGTGCATCAACCAGTTTACACGGGTCCAAATCAAAACAATAAAGGTATAGATACTCCTACCTTTCAGATAAGTGTTTTTTCCCAGACAATGGGTGACGCATTTAATTTAAGTAATGATATACTACAGGCGTTACACGGTTATTCAGGTTTGTTTGGTGGTGTAGATGGCTTTTACATTTCCAAAGCAGATGTTAGTTGGTTATACAATACATACGATAATGAATTGGGTTTAAATCAAATAATACTTGATTGTGAACTGCAAATTCCGACATAAGAAAATTAACTCTTAAAAAGGATTAAATTATGGCACTTCCAAGTAAAGTTTTACCCGGCTTTAGCGCGGCAATGTATGCACAAACAGGCGCAACTCCTACACCTTTGACATTGGCAGGTTTGTCAACATTAGGTAGCGTTCAAGCTATTGCCACTTCTAATTATTTGATGAACATCGAAGCTGTCCCAGCTTTTGGTCAAGATGATGCAGTTGCGTCTTTTGGCGTAGCAGGTAGTCGGCAATCGGACAAGATTCCAACGCAGTCCGCACCCACTTCAATGACTATCACTGCCGCATGGAACCCTTCAGATGCAGTAATTCTTCAGGTTCGCGCAGATGCTTATTCTGGCATTACTGAACGCACCTACGTAATTACGGCTACTGACGGAGTAGGAACTGTTTACTACGCTTTTAATGCACGTGTAAGCGAATTTAAAATAGATTCTGCACCCGGTGCTGAAGCGAAGGCTACGTTTACAATTCATCCGCGTGGCAATATGTATGGTTGGTCTAACACTGCTTAAAAGGAATTAATTATGGCACTCCCAAATAAAGTATTACCTGGCTTTTCGGCTTCGATGTGGATGCAGACAAGTTCTACACCTACTCCATTAACGGTAGCAAACTTATCGGTTTGGACAGCGCAAGTTACTACAATTGTAGGCACTTCAGCTAACGGAACCGGCGGGTCAGGCACCCAACTTAACGTGGAAGCTGTCCCTGCGTTTGGTCAAGACGATGCTGTAGCATCTTTCGGTGTAGCAGGTTCGCGTCAGTCCGATAAGATTCCAACTCAATCAGCACCAACATCTATGACAATTACTGCGGCTTGGAATCCATCAGACGCGGCATTGTTATTGATTCGTGGTGACGCTTACAGTGGTGTAGTTGACCGCACCTTTGTGGTTGCCGCTGTAGAAGGCACTAACACTGTGGCATACGCTTTTAACGCGCGTGTAGGCGAGTTTAAGATTGATGCCGCACCCGGCGCTGAAGCTAAATGCACGTTTACCATTCATCCTCGTGGCAATCAATACGGATGGAGTAATAACACATGACCTTAGACGAAGCCGTAGAAATACTAAGCACTACCTATCAACCCCTAGACTTAATTGCTAGGGGTTTGGTAGTTGACCCTACAGAAGTTAGTGAAGCACTTGCAAATGCTGAAGAAGATACAGTAGAGAAATTTGTTTTAACTATATTAGCAAAATATAACCCACAAGAGATTACAAATGGCAACAATACAGAACAGCAACGACCTGCTGAGTTTTCTAATCAGTCAGTCAAATAGCGGTGTAAAAAATTGGTTTAATTTTCACGAGCAAAAGATAACAGGTATTAATTTAGTTCATGAGATCGCAAGAAATCATGCAGACACAATGACACC